CGGACGCGGGTAATCAATACGGGATACAGCCATTACGGGGCCAGCAGTTACAAAAAGGGAATGGCCGGATGGATATACAACGGCGGATCTTCCAGGGAAGACATAGAAGACAACTTGGACGTGTTGCGCCAGCGTTCCCGCGATCTGTATATGGGCGTGCCGCTTGCCACGGGCGCGATCAAAACCATGCGCACAAATATTGTGGGCCGGGGCTTGAAACTGAAACCAACGATTGATCGGGAAGTCCTGGGGATAGATGCAGACGCGGCGCACGCGCTGGAACGGCGGATCGAAAAAGAATGGGAACTGTGGGCGGATACGCCGGACTGTGACGCGGCCCGCATTGATAATTTTTGTGAACTGCAACAGCTGGCGTTTGTGTCGTGGCTTGTGTCCGGGGACTGTCTGGCCCTTCTGCCCGTGAAGAAGCGGACGGGGCAGCCCTACGATCTGCGGGTGCGGCTGATTGAAGCGGATCGGCTGTCAAGCCCCGGCGGGTTTGACACGATGGACGATCGCATAATCGGCGGCGTGGAAACGGACAGCACGGGGGAAGTGATTGCCTATCACTTTTCAAAGCACCACCCATTATCCCTTGCAAGTCAGCCTATGGAATGGGTGCGCGTCCCTGCATACAG